AAATACTTTATTTTACTTAGCCTAATTTTCATTTATTTCCCCCTATTTATTAAAATAATTATCTTTTTATTCCATAATCGTTCCACGGTTTTTAATTTTTAACCAAAAACACTTTACATACGTATATACGTATGTTATGATAATATTGTAAAGAAAGGGGGTAATTAAGTTGTGGATAAAAACAATTTAAAAGACTTACTCGATATTGTATATAAGCTAATTCAACTTGCAATCGCTTTAGCAACATATAATATCTACCGTAAGTCTCACAAGGGGAAGTAATTCCCCTTACCTATAATATATTATACCATAACTTAAAACAATATCTATGAAAAGTGAAAAAATTTTAAATCTCTTGATCGGTCTTATTCTAATAGATTCTATACCTGATTTGCTTGAATTCAACAACTCACTTTTAGGAATCGTAAAATTAATCATTAATATATTGACTGTTTTAATTTGTCTTTATATTTTAAAAGAGGTAAACAAGAATGAATAAACGGCCACAGGAAAAATACGACAAAAAAAATATGGCTTTTGTAAATGCCAAATACAAAAAGGAATTTGTGCAGGAATTTAAAGAAGCCTGTAAATCGCTAGGAATAACGCAAAGTGAAGTATTTCGCGAAGCAATGATCGAAACAATTGAAAAAGCAAAAAAACCTAACTCAAAAAAATGAGTTAGGTTATATTTTTAAATATTTATTATTGATATATATTTTTTTGCCATATCCAGAAGTTATTATACTATGAACTAGTCCCTTATATATAAGGATGTATTCTATTCGGGTATTTAATTTGCTACCGTGAACATCTTCAGCACCGTGTTTTAGATAAACTTTATTAATAAGCATAAACACCCATCTGATTTTGAAGTTCTTCGGACAGTTCGTAATATTTTTTATACTGTCCTTGATAATAATCTCTATCACCTCTAGCATCATAGAGTTCCTTCTTTGTTAATTCTAGATTGGTTTTTAGGTTTCTAGTGGTTTGTTTTTCTTGTACTAGGGCAATTCCTAGTAATAATGATAATAGCGCTAGAGCGGCTAAAACAGATACTTCTATACGTTTCATTACTATACCTTTTTTAGATAATCGCCACTTACCCATCCGCTAGGAATACGAGCAAATCCGTTTTTCCATTCTTTTACAGTAACACGCGTACCCTTGTTTAGACATCCGTCTTTATCATAATCATGTTTTTTTGCATCAACTGTTAATTCATTATATGTTTTTCTTCTATAATTTTCTCCAGGACCAGTACGAACACTTAAATCACTAGCAATTACTTCATAAGTCCCTAAATTTTGTGCTACACTGTCTTGAATTTTAGTGCAATATTGCAAAGACACCCAGCCTTCACCTGTATAGCCCCAACCAATTTTCTCTTTAGAGATAGTTAATTCTGTACCATTGGCATAAGCCTTAACCTTTGCACCGTTTGGAGCATTACGACAGTTTACACCGCTTGGTGTATTTACCTTTACTTTATAGTTTACAGTTGTATCAACGTCATTTTCAGCTTGTGGAGTATCACTAACATTAGGTGTAGCACCATCGTACATAGGCTTAACGAATCCACGAATACTTGCACTTCCCACAGTTACAGTTCTACGTCCTACTGCATCATTTTTATTACCTTCGATAACTGTAAATGTATTACCATTAACGCTTTCTACGATACCGACATGTTCTGGCCATCCATCCTTTTTATCCCAGTCATACATAATTAAGTCTCCTACGTTAGGAGTAATAGCCCCGTTTTCTTCCCAGATACCCATTTCTTTAGCTTTTTCAATTGCTTTACCGCAAGAACATTCAAGCGGGCATAAATTTGCAAGCCCTACCTTAATAAACAAAGCTGAAATAAATACCATACACCAGCTATCATTCGATTTAACTTTATAATTGCGCGGTAATGGTGTATAAGAATTATATACATTAACAATTTCCATATGAGACCCATCGCTTTCTCTACATCCAATCCACGCTCTTGCTAAGTCTAATAATTGTTTTACTGTTGTCATTTTATTTATCCTCCAATTTAATGCATTTGTTTTCCCATTTTTTGTAAGCATCGAAATACACTTCATTTTTATCACCGTTATATGTTAATTCATAGTACATTCCATCACTAACAGTTGTAGACAATAAAGCTTTGTTATTTTGCAATGTTTTACAACTCCATACCACAAACACATCAACTTCTGTAATTTGCTTTTTATCCGTTTTATCAAGATGTTCATTCGTATACTCAACAATCTCTTTCTTACATAATTCAATGAATTCTTTTTCGTTCATATTACTGTTCCTCACTTTCTTTGTTAATTAATTTGTCTGCTACTTCTAATCCTTTTGTTAAAACCGCTGGTACGTTATAACCTGCTTCTACAAAGTTCTCTAAAATCGATCTAATTTCATTTACTAATAGCGAGGCCAATACAAACCATCCTAAATAAGTTGTAACTCCTAAATCGATATTAATAGATTTACCAATTTCAATAAAAAGAGCACTAGTCATAAATGCAACTAGAACCATGATCCAATATCCAATTTTTTTAAGAACACCTTTCCATCCAGCTGCACTATTAGTTTTTTGAGCTATTCTTGATTTCATCCAACCAGTAAACCAGTCAATTATATTAAGAACAAGAAACGCTGCAAACAAAAACCAATGTTCTCCAAAAATAAAGCTTAAAAAAGCGACTACCGCACCAGTAATCGCATTGTATGTGTCCATGTAATTCATATTGTTTAAAACATTCATTTTTTTCATTTTCCTCACCTTCGTTATTTGTTTATATAAAATACTTTAATCTCAACATTAGTATTAAAAACACCCAACATTCCATATTTATCATTTACAATAAAAGTTGCTATGGAAACACTAAAATAATATCTGTTGTTCATAACAAATGGAGTAACACTGTATGTTATATCATTTGTAGGATAACAGCATAGTACCACGTATTTTGTAGCATCTATTTCTGTCGCAAAAGCTGCACCACTGCCCGTATTCCCAGAAACTATAATTTCTCTAACTTTAATTTTATCTTCTATAGATACATTATCATTTGTTACGATTGAATTTGCTTTAATAAACAACTTTCCAACTTTATCTTTTATAAATTCTATATTTTTACTTGTTCTTGCCATATAAGTTATGACTTTTAGAAATTTGTTCTTCTAATTTTTCGTGTACCATAATGTCAATACTACATCGTATCTAGTGTTTCCATTAGTGTTGATGTAAACATCTCCACCTGTAGTGACAAATAAGTCAGTGTTTACTATACCATTTACACCGCTTATTTTATCGTTAGCTCTCATTGAAAATTCATATCTTATATTTCTATCAAAATTAGCGATATTTTCTATTTTTCTAAAAGCATTAATAGTCCCTAAATTGTAAGATTTTTGATAAATCTTTTTGCCATCAAGCCAATACTCACCAGTAAATTGTTCCTCAGTTGAATATTGGAAAAACGTATCTTTACGCTGTAATTTTGTACCGTTTTTTAGTCCGAATATTTTTAGCATACCGTACTCCCATTTTTCTTAGGGTATAAGATACAATTAGAAGAATTTTTAAATAAATTTCTAAAAGTA